GGTTTCCGCGCACGAGCACGATAGAAACGCATGACCAACCAGCAAAAACAAACAGACACAGATACATGGAAAGGGCGCGAGCACGTTGGCATCAATGACGTTGCGCATTTTTTGCAAGTGTCACAGACAGAGGCGCGCAACTTCTTGGCGCGCGTTCCAGTGGCCAAGGTTGGCACCCGTGGCGCTCACCTTTACCGACCCGAAGACGTGCGCGATGCGCTGGAGGCACGCCAAACCGAAGCCGGCAACCAAGCGCTGCCAGGCACCAAGGAATGGCACGAGGTTGAGAAAATAAGGCGCCAAGTTGAAAAGCTAGACGTTGAGCTTGAAGGGATGCGCGGCAAGGTGCTGGACCGCGAAGATGTGCGCGCCGGCGTCATGGCTATTTGCCAAGAATTCGCCAAACACCTGGACGAGCAAGAGGCCAAATTGCCGCCGCTTGTGGCCGGCCTTACGCCAACCGAAGCGCAACCCATCATTGCGCAATACAACACCAAGGTGCGCGATGCATTGAGCAAGTATGCAGCGAATTATTAGAGATTGCTGCAAGGTTGCCTTTGCTGAGAAAGACACGGCAACCATACCAGATTGGGCGCTGGAGCATGTGCGCTTGCGTGAGTCGCCTTATGGCAACCAATTCCGCGCCAGCGAGACGCCTTGGTTGATTGAGCCGCTGGCAGCCTTTGCCGACCCAGGCACCGAGGAAGTGGTCTTAAATTGCGCCGCGCAGACCGGCAAAACCGTCTCGATGCAAGTGGCGACCGCTTGGGCTATTGCTAACCACCCAGGGCCAACCATGGCGGTGATGCAAGATGAAGATGCCGCCAAGGATTACAGCAAGGAAAGGCTCATGCCCATGTTGGAATCATGCCCGCCCATTCGCGAGCAATTTCCGCGCGACCGGCACCGCAAGACCAACACCGAGTTATTTTTGACAACTTGCACGCTCAAGCTTGGCGCCGCTAACAACAACTTTTTGCGGTCATGGTCTATCCGCTGGCTGTTTGGCGATGAGGTCAGCGCCTGGCGCCCTGGTATGCTGGCAAGAGCTCGCGCCAGGACCACCCGTTACTGGAACCGAAAGCATTGGCTTTCTAGCACGCCTGAGGAAGAAGGCAGTGATTTTGATGCGGCTTTTCAAGCGGGCACTTGTGAGTATTGGCACCTGCAATGTCAAGGCTGCAACGAGCTCTTTGCGCCGGCATTCTATGAGGTTGTGAGGTGGGACGCCAACGACATCACCAAGCCAAATGGCGTGTGGGATTATGAGGAGGTTGCCAAAACGGTGCGCATGTTTTGCCCACATTGCGACCATGCCCATGACAACACAGAAGCCAATTGGCGCGCCATGAGTCGTGGCGGCTACAAAGCCAGCAACCCAAACCCAACGCCCCGCGTGCGCTCTTTTTCGTTTAACCAGCTATCCTTGCCGCCTTCAGTCATGCCATGGGCCGACCTTGTGGTTGATTTCTTGCGCGCCAAACAGCACGCCGCCGCCGGCTATATTCAACCGCTGCGCGAATTTGTGACCTTGCGCCTGGCCGAGCCATGGAAAGCCACCAACCACGTGGACATTGAAAAGGTAGTTGTCAAAGATTACGAGCCTGGCGCTGAGTGGGAGGAGGAGGCAACGCGCTTTTTGACCGTGGACGTGCAAGCATACTTGGAGGAATTCTGGGCGGTTTGCCGGTCATGGTCCAAAACAGGCGCCAGCCGATTGCTTACCTTTCGCCGCCTGACCTCTTTTGAGGACATTGAGAACATGCGCAAGGAATTCAATGTTGCGCCACAACGCACCTTTTTAGATGTGGGTTATCAGCGCGCCAGAGTGCTGGCCGAATGCGGGCGTTATGGCTGGATGGGGATGAGGGGCGAAGATGTCATTGACTACGCGCACAACATTAACGGTCACACGGTTCGCCGCATGTTTAGCAAACCAACACGCGTGAGCGCTACAGGGCGCACAGCGCCGCCGGTCTTTAGATGGTCAAACCCAACCACCAAAGATGTTTTGCAACTGCTAAAAAGCGGCAAAAGCCATCCTTGGGAAGTTTGCGACCTGGGCGACTTGGCCGACGAATACGCCAAACAAATCGACAGCGAACGCAAGCGCGAGGTGCTAGACAAGCACGGTCGCACAACCTTGCGCTGGATTTCATTCAGAGCCAATCACGCTTGGGATTGCGAACTGATGCAGGTAGTTGCCGCCTCAATTGCCAAGCTTTTCTCCACCGCTGACTAGGTTGGTTTTTTACAAATTGCCACCTATTAATAGATGGCAAGCGACATCAGCGGATTTCTCCGGCTTCAATCAGATTCATGGCTTACAACCCTTCAACAGAGGGTTGCTGATGCTATATTGTCGGGCTCTGTTTCCGTCTCATTTTCAAACGCCAGCCAAAGCGGCACGCGTGAGCTCGTGATGCCTACCGACGAGCTTGCCGCGCAACTCACCCCAATATTGATTGAAAAAGGCATTGTGACCGGCACCAAGCCGGCCCGCATGACTTTTGCACGTTTCAGCAGATGAGCGACCTAGTTGACCATAACGGGCGCCCCATCGCCATTGAGACCGCGCCCAAGAAGCGCGCCAGCATTACCAGCCATTATCGCGGCACCGAATCAAACCGTTTCCGCACATCGCTGCCTTACATTGTCAGCGATATAAGCAACACCTTAAACCGTGGCGCCAGGCGCCGGTTGATGGGATTTGCGCGCTGGCTATACACCAACAACGGCATGGTGCGCGGTGCGGTCAACGATGTGAGCCGTTACGCGCTTGGCCCTGGATTGAAGCCACAAAGCCAAGCCGGCGATGCTTCCAAAGAATATGAAAGCTATTTTGCCGAATGGTCGAAGGTTTGCAGCGTTGACGGTCAATTTACCTTTGGCCAAATGCAGCGGCTTGCGTCCATCCGCATGGACGTGGACGGTGACATTGGGTTTTTGATGGTTGGCCGGCAAGATGCCTTTCCCCAACTTCAGCTTGTAGAGTCTCACAACATCTTGAGCGAGGGCGCCCAGTATTATGGCGAAGGCCATGACGGCGTGAAAATCTCGCCCGCTGGCCGGCCAACTGCTTACACGGTCAAAGATGGCGATGATTATCGCTCCATAAGCGCAAACAATTTCATTTTGGTCTATGACCCCGACCGCGTTGCGCAACTTCGCGGCGTGTCTGCGCTCACGCACGCCATTGACCACATCCGAGACGCCATTGACATTCTTGAATTTGAGAAGGTAGGCGTGAAGATGAACAGCGCCGTTGGGATGGCAATCACCACCCAAGGCGGGATTGCTGATGATGGCACCAGCCTGATTGAGGACGGTTATGCCGCCGCCGACACTGGAACGGTGCCCTGGGACACATTCCAAGCCGGCATGGTGCCCCGCCTAAAGATTGGCGAGTCCATCGAAAGTTTTGCCAGCAATAAACCTTCCCCTGCTTTTGCTGGCTTTCTGGAGTATCTCATTCGCGACGTAGCTCTTGGTCTTGGCGTTCCTTACGAATTCGTGGTGGAACCCTCCAAACAAGGAACCGCAAGCCGGTTCATTTTAGAAAAAGCCGCCCGCCGATTTGAAGAGCGCCAGGACCTTTTAATCTCACGCTTTTGCAATCGCGTGTGGGGCTGGGTCATTGCTCGAGGTATCAAGCGCGGCGACTTGCCGCCAAGTGAAAACTGGTGGCGCGTTAACTGGCAAGCACCGAAGAAAATCACAGTTGACCTTGGCCGCGAAGCGCGAGCCAACCAAGACGCCATTAAGATGGGCTTGCGCACCATGCGCGAAGATGCCGGCGAACGCGGGCATGATTGGCAGGACATGCGCGACCAAGTTGAGCGCGAAGCCAGCGACCTGTTAGAGCGCGCCAAGCGCTTGGCCGACGATTACAGCGTTTCAATGGAAACCGCCTTGCACCTTTTGAGCCAAAGGACACCAAACCCAGTTTTTAATAATGAAAGCGAAATTGACGCATAAGTTGGCCAACGAGCCATGGGCTATCCGCCCAGAATACCATTCCACGCTTGTGGAGGCCGCGCATGCGTATCACTACGAGGAAGACGAAGACGGCGGCCCTTATGACCCACCCACGCCCGAAGAAGTGGACGGCATTGCCATCATTCACATCCATGGACCCTTGGGCAAAATGCTTACGGATTGGGAGCTCATGTTTGGAATGACCGATTACGACGCCATTGCCACCCAATTGGCCGAGGCAGACGCCAACCCAAACGTCACCGCCATCTTGCTGCATATCGACAGCCCTGGCGGCACCATCACCGGATTGCCCGAGCTTGCAGCCAAGATGCGCGCTGTTGAAAAGCCGCTTGTGGCTTACACCGAAGGCACCGCCGCCAGCGCGGCCTACTGGATAGCCAGCCAAGCCGACAATGTGCTTTTGAGCCAGAGCGCCGAGGTTGGCAGTGTGGGCGTTTACATTGCATTGCTCGACCAAAGCGAATACTTGCGCAACCAAGGCCTGCGCGTGAACGCAATCGCTGCCGGCGAAAACAAGCTTGATTATGCCGATTTTAAGCCACTGAGCGACGAAGCACGCGAGCGCCTGCAAGCCAACGTCAACAAATGGCACGACCGCTTTAAAGACGACATCAACGTCAAGCGCACTGTGCCAGAGGCATCAACCACCGGCCAAGTATACGAGGGACTTTCTGCAGTTGAGGCGGGCCTTGCAGACGGGGTGATTGACGACCTTCAAGACGTGATTGCGCTGATGACCAACCTTTAACAATTCATAACAAAACACCATGAAAACCATCCTTGATTTAGTCAAAGCCAACGTGGAGCTCTCCAGCCTTTCCGGCAAATTGGAAGAAGCCACCGAGGC